CCGTGGCCGCCCCAGATTGCAGTACCCCAGCGGCCCGTACCCCACACACTACCAGCAGATCCCCCGAGACTCAACACCGAGGGGTCCTGGGCTTCTGTGAAGTCAGTAGAGAGAGCGTAGCGGATTTCTGTGGCTTGCGCAAGCCGCAAGATTGGCCGGATGAGGGTAATGTGCTTGGAACGGCCTGGGGCGCGGAAGGCCGAGTAAGCACTTTGCGCCTTTCCAACAATGTCAGCGCCATTGTCGCTGAGGCCCGTCCAGGCTTGAAACACAGCGCCTTGCCCGGCAACAGTCGCACTGGCTCCACCGAAGTAGAGCTTTTGCTGGAAAATCTCGAAGCACGTTGCATTCCAGCCTTTGAACACACACCACGCACCAGTGATGGAGTTCATCACGTACTGGATGGAGGTGTCGGAGGCGATCGGGATGTTGACGAGAACGAGGGAACCTTCCGGATAGGCAGTTACACACCAGCCGGAGTTTGCACCGTAGGTGCTGACAGCTTCGGTAAACGCTGTGTCGATCTTTGCGGTCAGCGCCGTCTGGTAATTGACGGTCGCGGATTGGAGGGCCTTTGACAGCGGGAACAGTCCGTTCTGTGACAGGTAGAGCAGGTCCCCGCCGTATTTGCAGAGGCAGTTGTAGCCGACTGGTTCGCCGATGTAGTACACACCAACCAGTGCCCACGTTGTGGACGATGCGGGGTCGGAGCCCTTGTAAATCGCAACTTCGCCTTCGGAACTGACGAATACACCGTAGTCATCAGTTCCACTGCCACCATCGATGGTCCAAGCACCGACTGCAATTACAGATCCACCGCGGGAGAACACCTGCCCCATGGGAAATTCCGTGGCTGCGCCCGCCACCGTTCCAGCAGGGAGGTACCACACGGACATGGTATCCTTTTGCGTGAACCACAGCCGTTTCTTTAGCACTGCCACATTGGTCAGCGTAGAGAGGCCACCAGTCACGCCAGTAATCCCCGGGGCTCCATTCCAGGTAGTACCGTCGTACTCCTGAACACTGTTCACCCCATTGCACATGATGAGGTACTGACCTCCGGCAACAGTGAAATTGGTGTAGCGGAAGTTCCCGCTGGAAAATCCCGCTGCGAGAACCGCAGGCGTTCCACCTGTGACATTGTATACCGTGGAGTCGGTGGCTGCGAGTAACTTTTGTGCCCCGCCCTTGTTCAGTGGCATGAGGCACTTGATACTGCCGGTCACACCGCTGGCAAAGGTCGTGCATCCCGGGCGCAGGTCGACTGAGCTGGCGCGGGGGAAGAAGTTTTCCAGAACAACCGCATCCTTTTCTGGCATTGCTGCCAGTGGATCATGCACGTTCCAACCGCCAACAGGGGCGGAAACGGTGTATGGTTGAGAGTCCTGCAGGCCAAGCCCGCGAGAACGTTTGAGAACTGCGGGCTGGAGCATGTTAGGTCAATGGCCAGTTTCCCGGGGAGACCCAGATACCTGGTACCATTCGTTGAGATTCCTGGGACATGTCAATGCGAGGCTTGGTGCCATCGCGGCCGGCTGCGTTGTTGGCCAGCGTTTCATAGCGGAGCTTCTCTTCCGCGTAGTCGAGGCCCTTTTCGCTGCGCCACTTCCACCGCAGGCCGGCAGTGAGAATGCGCTCGGGGAAGATGCATTCATCAGTGTCCGCGGAAAAAGTGCTGAGCGTAACGTCTGCAGCCGGCGAAGTGCGAATGCAGAGGTTCGACTGGTATTCAAACGCGCACGTTTGCCCTGCGACCCCGACGGGATTGAAGAGCATGCGGCCACGGAGAATGCGGTACTTGTAGTACGGCCCAGTCGTGGGCAGTGCCTTGAGCGCTTGCCACTTTTCCTTCGGCATCGGGCCGAAAAGCGGGAGGCGCAGCGTCCGGTTGAAGATCGTTTCGTTGAAGATTCGCTGGAAACCATCAGGCGCGATGTCAGCTATCGCGCCCTGATCTTCGCCGTCCACCGTGGTGAACACGGCTTCACGTTGGAGGTCAGTCCAGTCCCAACGGTCAACGAGGTCCTCGATGACTTCATCGAGGAGCCCCTTAATCTGGATGATCTGGTGATCAGTGCTGCTGAGCACAGAGTTCGGCACACTCAAGCCAGTACGCTGGCAATGGCCTTGCACGATGGTCAGCAGCGACATGATCAACCTTTCTTCGGCACCAGGCTTTCAACCTTGGCGCGGAGTTCCGCGATCGCGGCGGCTTGCGCGTTGACCGTTTCCTTCAGTTGCGCGTTCTCGAGCTTGATTGCCGTGATCATTTCGGCCTGGGCGCCGATGCCCTTCGAAGCGTCGAGCCACTCAATGGCCTTCTGCTTCAGCGCACGGCCGCCCATGCCGAGGCGGCTCAAGGTTTCTTCGTTCGCCACGGCCAGATCTTCAACGGTGCGGACGCTGAAGTTGAGCAGCTGCTGCAGTTGCGCCGGGCTGATCACCGGCCAGTCGCGCAACGCGGTGCCATTCAGCGGGGCTTCCCGACCTTCACAGAAAGCCTTGTAGGCTTCGCGGAAAGCATTGAGCCACTCGCCAGGGAACCGCTGCTGCTGCACCTGCTCGGCCAGCATGGCGAGCCATTCGCTGGCCACACGCGGGATGCGGTCCTTGCTGCCGGCCGGCGTGACGATAGCGTAAACCACGTCCTTGGCGACGTAGTGACCGGCTTCGATGCTGGCCTGCCGATCTTCGACAGCTTGAACTTCGAAGCTGACGTACGGCGGACGTTCCTTCATGACTTCCATGATTTTGCTTCCCCAGAGTTGCGGTTGTGAACTTGCCTCGTCTCTTCCCCAAAAGGCCGGGAGGGCCGAAGCCACTCCCGGAAACGCCCTGGGGAGGCGGACTTACGTGATGGCGCCTTGCGCGAAGGGCCGATTCAGGTGCGCGACGTTGTAGAAGATCGTCGCGTTGTTGTAGGTCGCAGTGACCGAGCCGGCGACCGCTGCCGTGGTGACGGCCGACAGCGTGACGAAGCGACCCGAGGGGTCGATCGACGACACCGTCGTGGCTGCAGCGATGCCCGTGCCAGACAGGTAGGCGCCGACGAACCAGCCGTCGCTGTTGGGCACTTGCAGCGTCGTCGAACCGCTGTGGGCCGTGCAGTTGGCCTTGACCACCGTGGTGGTGGCTGCGGCAACGACACGACTGTTCAGGATCTGCTTGCCAGCGGCGTTGGCACCACCTTGGCCAGCAGCCGCGATGCCGAAGGTCGTGTCGGCGGCAACGCTGGCCGTGCAGTTCACCGGGGTCAGACCAGAGATCTGGAACCAGGCGTAGCTGCCGGCCGACAGACCAACCTGCGAGACGCAAACCATGCGACCCAGGTTGGCAGTGTTCGGCACTTCCGTCGCGTCCCAACGGTACGCGTTCAGCGAAGAGTCAAACACCGGGGTCAGCACGCACAGGCCGAAGGCTCGGATGGTGCCATTGGCGCGAGCGTAGATGAACTCGCCAGTGCCCCACCAGGGGTCAGTCATGGTCAGGAGCTGCCCGGGTTGCAGGCGCGGCGACGAATCGACCGTGAGGCCCGAGAACTGGGACTGCGGGGCGCCGACGAGGGCGTCAACAGGAGCGAACATGGTGAATGTCCTTTCAGTGAATGTGGGTGATGTCGGGGGATTATCCGAGAATAGCCCCCCGACGAAACCGTCAGGCCTTGAGCACGCCCTGCAGCGAGCGGTTCGTGCAGACCATGTTGCCCATCCAGAGCACCGGCACAACGGCCGCGTCCTGGTTGTACGGCTTCATTTCGTCCATGACCGTCAGGTCGGCGTCGCTGTGCACCACCAGCTCAATGTAGTCCGTGTTCAGGAAATACATGTGAGCGTTGGGGATGCCGCTGCCGCCGTCGAAAATCACGTCAGCGTTCTTGTACTTCAGTTCGACGAAGCCCGCGCTGGCGTTGCCGGCACTGCCACCATCGTTGGTGTAGCGCTTGAGCGACGTCTGCGACTGCTCGAAGAACGTGAAGTAGTCGTTGGACGACACGATCAGGTCGGGCTTGTCGTCGCCGCGAACCTGGCTGAGCCACAGGGGCAGCATCAGCGATTCCATCGTGCCCGAGCCTGGGGTGATGGCGCCGCCGCCTTGCAGCGGGGCCGCTGCCGACTGCACTTGCGACTTCCAGAACGCCCAGGCCGACGAATCGATGCCGCCGACGGTGCCGGTACCGGCGTCGCTGACCAACACCTGCAGGCCGCCGATCTGGTTCGGCAGAGTGCCGTCCGAGTACAGGTCCGCCGAGAAGTTGTTCTTGAACGTCCGGATGGCGTTCTTCATGCGCGACTTGACCAGGTTGATGATCTTCGCACCGCCGCTGTTGACGCGCAGTTCCAGGCCGGAAGCCACGACGTTCAGGGCGATCTGGCGCCACTGGTACTCGGCCGCGCTGATCACGTCGCTGGCGCCGACGTTCAGCACGTCGTAGCCGCTGTAGCGCTGGTACGTCGAGTTGTTCGCGTAGTCCAGCGGGGCGACGATGGTCAGACCGCCGTCTTCCTTGCGGGGCGAGCCCTTGTCGACCAGGCGCTTGTACAGCGCGTTGTTCTTCGAGACGTTGTCCTTGATTTCCTTCGAATGCTTGCGGAAGGTCGTGGACACGAGTTCGGTGAAGACCGAATTGGGGGACGGCATGGTGTGTTCCTTTCAATGCCTGTCGGTTACGAACCGCGGGACTGGATGTCCGCGAGGGTCTGCTTCAGGGTATCGTCCATCGTCCCAAGCGGCGCCGTCCCGCTACCCGGCTTGGAACTTGCACGAACATTGGCGCTCATGGCAGCTTTCGAAGCTTTCAGCCGGTTGAGCCGTTCGGTCTCCGCAGCGGCCTTGTTGGCCTTGTCGAGGTCAGCAAGGTGCTTGGTGCGGACAACTGGGTTCAGCCAGACTGCCTTCTCATAGGCTTCCTGGAGCGATCCCGCGGACTTCGTCGACAGCAAGTGTGCGATGTCGTTCGCCACTTCGTCGAAGTACTTGTTCGCGGGATTGGCTGCGAAGGTCTCGACATCTTTCGCTGCGGAGGCTTGCGCCGCCGTGAAGCGCTGTTGATCTTGACCGTCGAGTCGGGATTGTAGGCGCTGGACCAGATTTTGCAAGTTCTGCACTTCTGGGGCGACGTAGGGCGCATCTTCAGCCGGACGCAAGGCATTCGGGTCGATACCGTAGTCCTTGATGATGCGCTGCATCAGCTGCGCCTTGGTCGCGGGGTCGCCCGTGGCAAGTGCGTGATGCGTGTTCAGCAGGCCAGCCAGCTGCTGTACGGGGTTGATCCCGAGCTGCTGGAAGATGTGCTGGTAGGGCTGGAGGACCTGCTGCAGCGACCGGCCCATCTGGGCGTCAGCCTTGTAGCCCTCGAGCCCCTGGAAAATGTCCTGTTCGCGCTTCAGGACCTCTTGTCGGGCGACTGGGTCGAGCTTGGCCCAGACGGCGGCGGCTTCCTTTCGCCAGGTCCCCGGCGGCGTGGCAAGGGGGTCGGGGGCGCTGGGTACCGCGGCAGGTGTAGCAGCTCGGCCATTGCCAGGATCAGCAGGAGCAGGGCTAGAACTAGCAGCCCCAGCAGAAGCATCATCCAAATTGACATCATCAGCCCCCGAATTGTCAGGAGTGTCAGAACTTCCAAAACCGAGGCCAGAGCTGACGTCAGCCAGCGCAGCACCCACATCAAAATCACCGTCTTCCCCAGGCATGTTTACTTCCTTTCGATTGCAACGTCCAGACCACCTTCGACCTCAGCGACGAGGCGTTCTCTCTTGTGCGTGGGCAGGGTCTGGACGAACTGCTCCACAGTGGATTCCACAGAACGGTCAAGGGCTTCATCAGCCTGCCGTTGCGTACGCTTGACGTTGTCGGTTTCACCAGGTTCGAGCACCCGGCAGCCGTGCTGCTTAAGGTTCTCCTGGTGAGCTCGGCGGCCTTCGATCAATTTGCCGGTGATTGGGCAGCTGTAGCCGGCGTAGTCACCCCGCACGGCAGGTGCCATGATCACGCGATTCATCATCGAAGTGCAATGGAGGCACTGCTCCAGCTCGTCGATGTTGATGAGACGCTTGAACACATCGCGCTTGGAAGCACAAACGGGGCACTGATAGCGGTAGATGGGCATGGTCAGAGCAGCAACATGGTTGCGACAGCTTCTTCCTCGGCGTCAGCGTCGAGCTGCGCCAGAACTGCCTTTTCATGCTGAAGGGCTTTGAGTTCGGATTGTAGGGATTTTACCCGCGCTTCCAAAGCGTTGAGCTGCGGAAGGAGGTTCTTTTCGACTGGCTTTGCCGCAGGAGACTTTGGCTTCAGCTTTGGACTGGCCAGATCTGCGTAGAGAGTTTCCGCATCCTTTTTGATGCGGTCGATCAGTTCACGAAGTTCCTTGCCACCGCCTCCGCCGCCAAAAGCTCCTAAACTTCCCGCCGGGTTATAAACAGGCGGGGTTACGGCAGAACTTAAATAACGAGGGCCGAAAATAGCTCCAGCAGTACCTGCCACCCACTGAGGCATTCTCGGAAAAAGGGAATCTCCAGATGGAAGCCCCCCACCACCAAGTACATCTGCCGGTCGTAAGTACCTTGGCCCAAAGATCGCGGCGCCAGTGCCGGCCATCCACTGCGGGACGCGCGGGAACATCGAGGCGCCAGACGCCGGCCCGCCGGCCCCTTCGCCTGCGGGCGCGGATGACGCGAGGCGCCACTCGAAGACCGCGGCGCCGGTGCCGACGAAGAAGGTTTGCATCAGGGCGTGGTGGCGATGGTGAGCGGCAGTGTGTCGAAGCCGGTCGCACTGAAGCGCA